AACCCGTAGCCCAAGAGCAGTCAACGCAAGAGCGTATTCTGCCTTGGACGCAGTGATCTCGTTCACAGGCATTTAGCACCCGTAAGACGTGTATGGCCGTAGGAGTTCCCTAGCGGCGTTCATAGGGTCTTTAGCGGCACGAATAGGGTTTCCATCCATTGACGCAAACTGGGTAACACCTTGGGGCGACTGGCGACGATAGAAGAGTTCGCTTGAAGCCATGAGAGTTGCGTTGTCGAGGATCGTGCTAGGCACGGTCGCAGTTCCAACAAACTTGGTTACCAAAGCAAGACCAGCGGTCAAGCATTCAGAAACGAAGTCGCTCGTCTCATCCGTGCCAATGTAGGCACGAAACTCTTCTATCGTTACAGCCATTAGTCGGACTAGGCGGTGAAGTCTAGCTTGACGATTGCAGACTCGAACGGAACAGCAATAGCTGCGAATCCGTATAGAGATAGCGTGTCGGTCAAGGTCGAAACATCCTGAGCGGTTAGTCGGGTTCCCGAGCCGTTTGACTCCATGGTTAGCAATGCACGAGAGTTTGCAAGGTAAGCCAGGGTGTCGCCTAGGGTTGGGTCAACAACTACTGGGATGCCCCAGATTGAACCGGTTAGGTCGTTGTTGGCGGTAGCGAAGGTGTTTGAGCCATCGTTGTTTACGTTCACGATTGGACGGCCAGCAGTGTCGGCAATCTTCATGAAGTATTTGTAAGCAGCAGGGCCACAAAGGATGAACTCGGCGTTTAGACCAGAGTTAGCCTTGATGTATTTGACACCGTCGATTAGACCTTCGATAACCGAAGTAGCGGTTCCGCCGTCTAGATCCATAACCTTGCCAGTGAAGTCAAGGCCAGCAATCTTTGCCTTGGCTGCAGTGTTGGTTGCGTTAGCGTAAGCAACTGCTAGTGCATCGAATGCGATACCTGCGTAGTCAACCGAGCCACGGAGCAGAGCCTGCTTCGAAACAGTGGTGTAACCGCCGTAGGTGTCTACGTTGGTCGAGATGCTGTCGATGGTTAGGTTACCGAACGAAAGTGCTTCGTTCTCTGGGTCTTGCTGGCCAACGGCTAGGGTGTTAGCGGTGATGGCAGCATACTCAACAGTCATACCGGTAGCAGGAAGAACCGAAGTGCTCCATACGTTCCATGATGGGCGGTTGCTCTGGATGAGCTTGTTGATGTAACCAATGTAGCCAGGAGCGGCGTAAGTGTCTGCCGAAGTCGAAGCGGCACGAGCCAATTCGATTGCAGCAGGCTCACCCTTAGCGAACGCCTGAGCGTATTCGCCGAATGAGCGGTAGTTCATGTAGTCAGGAGCCGATGGGGCTACTGGTGAGACAGACGACTCAACAACACGACGAAGTTCTGCAACTTCATCCTGAACTGAGCGAACGTCAAGTTCGATGTTGGAGTTTTCCAATTCGGACTCGCTTTCTTTGATAGGGGTAGGGGTTGGTGCGGCAGGCTGAACGATTTCACGTTCTTCATCTCGAACTTCGGTGATACTTGCACCTGCATAAGCAGGAAAAGGCACGACCGAGACTTCTTTGAGAGAAACCTTGGTGCGTGTAATCGTTGAGCCATCCTGTTCTTGTGAAACAGGCACAAAGCCCACCGAAAACTTGTTTAATGCTCCATCACGCATAAGCGTAAGCACATCGTTGCCGAGAGTGGTCTCAGACACTTTTGCAGTGATCTCATAACCGCCATCGGTCTCCCGACCATCAGTAACAACACCGATAGGGGTTTCGTGGCCATAAAAGAGTTTTACGTCTTCGATGGAGTCAATCGCACCGGGTGCGAAGCGTTCGTTGTAAACGCCACCAATGTTGGCATCTTGGTTGTAAGGAACAGCCAAACCAGTAATTGTGCGTTCTTCTAGGTTCTCAAGTCTCAGCTCGAGTGAACGTGTTTCAATTTCAGACATTTAAGCCCTCTTTCTGAGCGGCATACTCTGGAGTGATAATGCCGGCGGCAATAGCATCAGACCACATTCTTAGGCGGTCAGACTTGGACAAAACAAGGTCTTCCCACATAAACTCCACTCGGGAGCCACGAGGTAGACAGTTAGATAAAGCATCCTGAATCGGACGAGTGTAAGCCTGAATGGTTTCACGATAGAACGCAGACTCTTCGTCAACAAGGTTCGAATAAGTGTCCGAAGTGCCATCGACACCAGTAACTAACTTGCGTGGTGGAATACCGAACAACCTGGCGATTTGCTGAACAGATTGTGCAGACACTTCCGTAAACAATGCTTCAGACGGCTTCAACGCAATTTGCTGATACTCAAAGCCGTTACCAAGGACAGCAATCTGGCGTGTGGCCTGCTTAGTGTTCCAAGTGTTTGTAATGGTCTGGGCATCGTCTGGGCTGATCTCTTTACCAGTTTTTAGGACACCGGTCGGAACGCCACCAGCTGAGAACCAGTTTGCTTGGTAATCACGCAAGTCCAAAGCACCAACAATATCTTCCTGGCACGTTTGGATCGGTGATGGGCCTTTGAGCCAGCCAGCCCTAGGAAAGAGCTGCAAGTGTTCAATTTGGTTTTGAGTGTAAACACCGTTCAGGTAAAGGTAACGTCTAGGAGAGTTGAGAGCATCGGTCTCGGTTTCAATGGACACTTGCCAAGCCGGTATCTGCATTACGTCGTTTACACGGCCAGCAGAATCAAAAGATTTATACCAGAAAGCGTTTCCGTAAAGGGCTAGGTCTGTGGCGGTCGAATAAATAAATTCGTGGCGTTTCATTTGCAACGATGGGTTATTTACGAACGCAGGGTTGTCAACAACCATTTCCATACCGGTCGCAAAGCGTTTGGTGATAAGCCCAAGGTTAGAAACGGTGGTGGCAAGTATCTGAACGCTACGCCAGACCGCAGTAAGTGTCAGAGCACTTTCAGGAGTGGCTAAAGTCGAAGAGCGTGACGGAATCACAGGGGTTACTGCCCGAGTCTCAGTTTTAGGGAAAATGCGTTGCCAGATACTTGCCATCGCTAACAATGATAATGTTTAGGACTTACATTATGTCAAGTAACTCGGCGTGTCTAAAAAACTCCGATCGTGGCCGGCTGATGTTGCACTGCCACATAAACCGCCATAAGAGTTGCTGTAACAGCATCAATGTCACCAAACGAATCACGCCTAGACAAGAACCAGTTCTCACCAGAGTAACGAACCACTCCACGGGGAACCTGAGCGATAAGTAACTGGTCTGTGCCATTCCATTCGATAAGGCCCTGCTGGAACAGGCTGTAAGACGTGGAAGCCGCAGCTGCAACTTCCTTTGACCATAAAGACCACAAAGGCAAACCATTCTGCTTCAACCGCTTCTGCAAGTTAGGCATACGACCACCATCGACCACAATGGCGGTCGCTTTAGTGTTTCGGTAAAGAGATACCAGCATTTCGTATAAACGCCCCTCAGTGGGGTTCACAAGGCTTGCAACCAACTCGGTCTGCACAATGTCGCCAACTTTCTTAGCCGCACTAATCGTCGCATGATCAAGCGTGGCCGTAACATCCACCGACAACACACAACCATCAATCTCACCAATGCCCTGTGCCTGGCACTTGTAAAACACCGGTGCAGGAAGCCAAGACTCGCTTGAACCGGAGATGAATTGGTTTAGGCGGTAACGTCGAGCTTCATGTTCAGGGATAGTCGCCAAATCGGTCATAATTCGGTCAAGTGGGATACGGCCGCACTCAACGGCAGGGTTACTAGCCAAAATTGCTTCAGTGTCGATAGCCGAGCCCTCGGGGGCTTCCCAACAGAAGAAACCAAAGCGTTCCAGAGCAAGGTCGCCATTCACAGAGCGGTCGCCCTGTTTGTAAAGATCCATAAGCGTTTCCGAGGTGGCGTCACCAGCAGTAGTGATACCAATAATGATTCCCTCAGGGCTGGCGGTCGTTCCCTGAACCACAGCCGTCCACATTCCTTTTTTCCAAATGTGCAACTCGTCAGCCAAAACAGTATCGACTCGCAAACCCTGCAAAGCCGATTCTTTAGCCGGGCGAACGTCATACCTGGATAAACCATCAGCAGACACAATGCCACGTCGTTCCGTAGTCTTTCGAAACATCGACTTCAGTTCATCGTTGCTCATAATGGTCGCCAGCACTCGGGAATAGATAACCATCGCCTGTTCCACGTTGGAAGCAAGAGAAAGTGTTTGGCCGTTACGCATAGCCACTCCCCAAAGCCCGAGTATGGATCCGATTAGCGACTTGCCTGATTGTCTAGGGATGGAACAGACGACCGCTCGGTAACGGAGTTTGCCAGCAAGGTTAGGGTCGCTATGATCGGCTGGGTATCGTTCCAAGATAGCCCTAAGCAACCAGCGTTGCCACTCGTCAAGCTTGATTCCTTCGGGGTTGTCCATGTCTCGGTAAGCCAAGTCCACTACCTGAAGAAGTCGGTCTGCGTCAGACTCGAAGTCGTCGGTTAGTGGCTTAGTCCACCGGGCAGGGAAAAGCATTATTTAGAAACCGATAAGTCAATGAATTTAGTGTTTACTTTTGCAAAGATCGTTTCAAAAGATGTGCCAGGTTCAAAGACGAGACGATCGTGAAACTCATCATCAACAGTAAAAACAACGTGCCATTCACATAAGTGGGTAATCATTGAACACTGAAAAAAGTAATCAATTTGAATGTTTTGAACAGTAGAAAAGATACTCATCGTTTCAGCAACTCCCGAAGTGGGTTCACTTGCTCAGGCTTGCCAATCATCACCTTCAGTTCGTTCAGGGTCTTCCGAAGTTCACCGGCCGTCGAGGTCTCGCCCTTTTCATCGTAACGAGCTGCAAGTGCCAGTGCCAGGTCGGCATGAACCTGAGACTCCACATCCAGCGACAATGTTTCAATCCAGTTCTTAGTTGTTTCGTAAATCATTAGGTTCTTTCTTGGTCGGTTCAGTTTCAAACTTTCAGCCTATTCGGTTTAAGGAAGAGTTGCTGTGCGGGATGAAACAGTGACTCTCAGAAAAAACTGAGAGCCATTTACTGGGGTTTATTTAGTTTTAAATGCGAAGTAACGCAGCCAATTGACTAGCGTTCTCCATTCACCGACGATGAAGCCGATGTAATTGAAGCCACGTCTGTGTTGGGCTTTGTATCCTAAGCGAACCATCTTGGGTTTCTCCACTCTGTTCTTATCAGGGTCTTGTCTTGCTTACGGCCGTTGCAACTACGGCACATAGATTGCAGGTTATCTATCGAGTGATCTGGTAAGCCACCAGTATTGGCAGGTGCGTTGATGTGGTCAATCGTCCAATCGTTGCCCTCTAACTCTTTGTGGCAGGTAACACATCGGGGTTCCAGTATGGTCTTGGCATAGGCTCGGGCTTCACGCCATGCTTTAGTGTCATGCCAATCAGCCATTATGCTCACCGTTCTTCAGTGTGTCTGCTAACTCGAACAGGGTTTTGCGTAGGTTGATGGCCGCCGGTCTTTCCCATTCGATTGCCAGCTGTGAAACATAGGCAACAATGCTCTCTCTTTCAACTGTTGCAGCGTTCTCTTCAAAGTCAGCCAGCAAGGCCCGAGTGATGA